TCAGGCGCAACGAGCATAGACACGCTGGCGACGGATCTACGCGCCGCGCTCGACGATCCCACGATCCGCGCGGTCGTGCTGGCGATCAACTCGCCCGGGGGTGAGGTGGACGGCACCGCGGAGTTCGCCGATCAGGTCTACGCCGCACGCGGCGCCAAGCCGATCGCGGCCTATATCTCGAACGATGGGTGTTCGGGCGCCTACTGGATCGCCAGCGCGTGCCGCGAGGTCGTGGTGGCGCCGACCGCGATCGTCGGATCTATCGGTGTCATTACGGCCATGCGCCATCCCGCCGACGGCGGGGCGCGCAAGATCGAGTTTGCCTCGCGGCACGCGCCCGACAAGCGTCTGGACCCATCGACGACGGCAGGCCGCGCGCAAATCCAGGCGATGATCGACGCGACCGAAGATGTGTTCGTGACGGCCGTGGCGCGCAACCGCGGCGTGGAGAAAGAGACCGTCCTCTCGGACTTCGGGCAGGGCGGCGTGTTCATCGGCCAGGCGGCCGTCGATGCCGGGCTAGCAGATCGCGTCGGCTCCTACGAGGATGTCGTCGCGGCGCTCACCAAGACAACGACAGGGACAGGGCAGATCCCGGGACATGGTGTGTTGGGTCGCCTGGCCGCAACGCGACCGGCGGATGGATGGAAAGCGGCGCTCTCGGGCGTCATGGCAGCAGGAGGACAGATGGACTGGAAAAACATGTGGAACGGGATGTTCGCGGCGGCCAAGGAGCACGGCGCGCTGGACGATGCGGCCGAGCCGGCGTCAGACACGACGCAGGCGCCGGCCGCGCCCGCGACGGTTAACGCCGCGGCGCGGGACGCCGCGGCGTCGAGCCGTGATGAACTCGCCGCAATCCGGGCCCGCGCCGAGGAGGCCGAGCGCCAGCTCGCCGCGCATCGCGCTGACGCGATCACGGCCGACGCCGCGCGTTTCGCCGAAGACCTCGTGACGGAGCATCGCATCATGCCGGCGGCGTGCCCCGAGTGGGAGGCGACCTACAAGGCCGCGCGCGAGTCCGACGACGCCGGCCGTACCACGGGCTTCGCCGCGCGCATCACGGCGCTGGCGGGCACGGGCGAGAAGCACAAGCTCACCGAGGAGCTGCTCGACCCCAAGCAGAAGGTCGAGATCCTCTCGGGCTCCGCTGAGGATAAAACAGACCCGCTCGCCGAGGTGGACGCGTCCGCGCGTTCCTATGCCGAGCGTCAGAACAAGAAGGGCCGCGCGTCGGGCGCCGGCGCGAAGGGGGACAGGTAAGTGCCAACATTTGGACGGCAGCAACTCACGCAGACCGGCACGCTCATCCAGGTGGCCGCCGCCGGCGACGCCGAGTGGAAGCCGGGCGGCATCACCGTCGACTGGTCGACGGTCGGGGCCGTCGCCGCCGACACGACGCTGGGCGACGGAACCATCGTCAAGGCCGGGCAAAAGGGGCTGGAGTACGGCGTCATTTTCGCGCAGATCACCGCCTCGGGCAAGTATGGCCTGTTCACCCCGGCGATCGCGGGGGTGACCCTGACCGCCGCCACCGTGGCCGGGACCACGACGCTCCCGCTCTCCGCGGGCGCCGGCATCCTGCCCGGCGACAGCCTGCTCGTTGACACAGGCGCGACCCAGGAAACGGTCCTCGTGGCAGCCGTGGCCGGCAATACGGTCACCACCGCCGCGCCGACCACGCAGGCCCACGCGACCGGCGTCGCCGTGGCCAAGCCGAACGACGGACGGCAGACCCTCGGCCGAGGCACGACGTTCATCCTCAACCAAAGCGTGCTCCAGTACGGAATCAATCCACTCGTGGCCACGGCCGGCGATCATCCGGCGGTGTTCGAGGGTGGCACGGCCTACAAGGCGCGCATAAAGGCGGGCGGCGCGGGCCAGCCCACATTCGCACAGGTAGAGACCGCGTTGCCGCGCCTGCGCTACGCGCAAATGTAGAGAGACTCTCCGGTGCGCCGCCTCTGTTCCAGGGCGGCGCACGGGATGACCGAATCACGCGTCACCACCCACCGCTTAGTCAGCAGGTCGCGGCCAGAGGCCAGGCGACCGCACGGGAGTAGAGACCTATGGTCGCAGCGTTGCAGATCCTGGAAGTCGCCAGGGTCAACCGGATCATGCAGGCCCTGCAGGATATCCGCGAGCTCCCGCAAGAGCTCGTCTTCTCGGGCCGCTTGCCGGACGTGCCCGCCGCCGATAATGAGATCATGGCGCGGTTCATCGGCCGCGTCCAGATCGCCGACCTGGTGGCCGACGATCAGCGCGCCGTCGTGTATTCGAGCGGCAAGCTGAGCTTCGAGAGCACGACGGTCCCGAACCTCAAGCACGGCGTCAACCTGACCCAGGAGATGCTCAACCAACTCCTCGCCATCGAGGCCAACGGCGGCATCCAGAATGACGACGGCCTCTTCTCGCAGTACGAGAATCGCACCGTCGACGGGTTGTTGCTCGGCATCCGCCAGCGCAAGGAGGCCCTCGCCGTGGCCATGGCCATCGACGGCTTCAGCTACGACCGCCTCGGCATCAAGATGAGCAACGTGTCCTGGGGCATGCCGGCGGACCTCAAGCCGACGGTCTCGATCACCTGGGACAATGCCGCGACGGCCACGCCGGTCGACGACATCCTGACGCTCAAGCTCGTGGCCAAGGTGCGCTACGGCCAGGAGTTCGACCGCATGAGCATGAGCACCACGGCGTTCCGCCTCATGGTCGGCACCACCAACTTTCAGAACCACGCGCGCTTCGTGCTGCCGCCCGGACAGCCGACCTCGATCCTGCCGCTGCAGAACATCGGCTACCAGAAGAACCTGGCGCAGAGCGTCCTGGGCCTGCGCGAGATCGAACTCTACGACGCGCGCTATTGGTCGCAGGATGAGACCGGCGCGCTCACCTCGGCGCCGTACCTCCCGATCACCAAGGTCGTGTTCAGTTCCATAGCGGACGACGGAGATCCGATGGTGCACGACTTCGCCAATGGCGTTGTCACCGAGACGATCGTCTCTGGCCTGGCTCCGACCAACATCGTCGGGCGCTTCGGTGGCCCTCAGCGCGGGCCGATTGCCTACGCCACCGCCACGAGCGACCTCAACCCGCCGCAGATCACCTACTGGGGCGTCGCGCGCGGCTTCACGCGCAAGCACCGCCTGCAGAGCACGGCCTGCATGACCGTGGGCGCGTTCGTCGACTCGATCCCAGTGGGCATCCCGTTCTAACGGTGGCCTGATCGCTCGCCCGTCGCCCCGCCGCTCGCTGTCCGATCGGCGGGGCCACTGAACACTTGAATCCTGAACCACCCGTACAGCGAAGGAGGGCCACCGTGGCCACAGCAAACCTAACCCGCGCCGAGATGGAGGCGGTGATCGACGCCGGCGGCTCCGTGCTGCACGACCGCCAGGTGATCACCCGCCGCGAGGACCTGCCGAGCGAGGCCGACCTCGCCGCCGGCGACCCCGACAAGTCCCAGGAAGTCGCGGACAAGCTCAAGGCGCAGATCGCCGACCTCAAGGAGCAGCTTGCCCAGGCCCAAACGCAGCAGAAGGAAGCGGCCGACGTGGCGCGCGCCGCACTCGAGCAGGCGCACGCGGCGGAGTCGACGCCGCCCGCAACCCCGCCGGCGGCCTGACGGCCTGACCCCGACGGCCGACGACACACCGCGAGGAGAGGGATAGGCGATGAGCGACCAGGACACACAGGCGCAGATCGTGCGCGAGGTGGGCGACCCTGAGGGGACGCTGCCTCTGGCGATCGTGGCCGCGCTGTGGACCGCCTATGCGTCCCGCGCGCTCATCGCCCCCGCGCTCCAGGGGCTCTACACCAAACGCGCCCTGCTCGATACCAAGCTCGCCGAGGAGCGCGAAAACACGACCTTTAGCATGCAGGGCGACCTGCAGGACATCCAGTCCGATCGTTTCAAGTTCCTGATTCAGATGCGGGTCGCAACACAGACCGAGATCGAGCGCGTGGAGGGTATCGCCGTCGCCAGCACGGGGCACGCGACGGGCATACTCGACGCGACCGAGGCGCAGGGGCCGCTGTATCCGGGCTACCCGGACGCGAGCTCTCCCGTTTTCACGGGCAGCCCGTACTATCATCCGTGGGGATACAGGCGATGACGGCGACAGGGGGCCTCTCGCCGCGCGAGATCGCGCGCTTGCAGGGACGCGCAGCCCGCTTTCTGACGGCCACGTGCGTTATCAATCGGGGCGGCGCGGACGTGGCCACGGTCGCGGCGCGCGTGCAGCCGTACGTCGGTGAGGTGCAGGCGACGCCCGGTCCAGGCTCCGTTCCACTGAGCGAGGCGCGTTGGCTCGCGCATCTGCCGGCGGGGACGGACGTGCGCCATCTCGACCGCCTGACCATTGGCGGTACGGTGTACGCGGCGATCGAGATCCTGGCCCCGCGCACGATCGAACTCGACCGCCAGATCATCTGCTACCAGGTCACGACGGCCGACGGCTCCCTGGCCTACCTGCACGCCAATGCGACGGTCACCTGCGCACGCAACGGGCAGCAGGTCGGTGGGCCGCGACGGGTGCAGGTCGCGCAGGCCGTGTCCGGAGCCACCACGCCGGAGGGCATCCCCGTGCCAGACCTGCTCTACGATGTCCCGGACGCCGATTGGCGCACCGGGGACCAGGCGACGATCGTGACCATTGACGGGCACACGGTCGCGCCGCGGCCGCGCGCGTTCACCGTCGGCGTCGTGCGGCGCGTCCCGGCCCCGCTGGCCCTGACCGAAGTGCAATTGCGCGGCGTGGGGGGCGGGCTCAATGGCTAATTTTAGTGTGACGGCGACTCTATCGGGTCAGATGCGCGACGCCGCTGGCCGTTTCGGACGCCTAGATGCCGCCAGCCTCCTGGACCGAGAGCTGATCGCCGCCGGGACAGCCGCCGCCCAGTCGCTCCAGGACGCAACGCCGGTGCGCACAGGACGGGCGAAAGCCGCCTGGCGCGCGACGTTCGCACCCTCTGATCACACCGTCCACGTGTCCAACGAGACGCCCTACCTCTGGTTTCTGATCAGGGGGACGGGGCGCATGAAGCCCAATCCCACGCTCACATCGGCGGTCGATGCGCTGCCGGACATGCTCAAGCCGTACCTGGGCCAGGCCGGCCGGCGGCTGCT